GATTGCCCGCATAACATCTTTTGTTACACCGAGCATTTTGTGCGGTTCGGTTTCAGCCCAGTTGATCATGTCTTTGTTGTACTTTACGCTGCTATATAAGCCACACTTAACGAGTGCCTCAACATTTTTGTGCGACTGCCAGAATTTCAGATATGATATGCTTCCGAAATTCTCGCTCATTGCCGAATGCTCGCAAGCTGTTCCTTTTAATGCGAAAAAATTAACGAAGGTATAATCGCAATAATTTTGAAATACAGGTTTGCTAAATTTTTCTCTCAATCCCCAGCCTGTCACTACTTTTGTATAGTAACCGTTTTTACACTCCCACGCATACTTTGGCCCGTAACGGAACGCTTGATTTGCCGTGAACAAATACCGCTGAACCTCATTAATTGCGATATGTGGCATAATTTCACGAGCATTAAAAAGCAGCGTAACCGTATAGAAACGTATGTACAGATTATCGGTTTTGCCGTCTGACAAAAATACTCCGACATTTGATTTGCACTCAACAACCGAGCCGTGAAAATTGTGATAATTGTATATCGCAGTGACAGTTTCGCCGCAGTGCGAGCATACGGTAGTCTGTCTGTGTTTGATTGAGCTGTCATACTCACCGGGATACAGCTTTTCTTCGCATGCCGTGCAATATGCTGTGCCGTCATTGTCGATAACAAGATACTTTATCGGCAACGTCTTTCTAAGCTCACGTTCAAGTTCTGCTGTAAGCGGCGGAAAATTGTCTGTATAGCTTTCGGCTTCTTTTCTTGTCATACTGCCGCACCTCAGAAGTCGAGCAGGCTGTCAAGGTCAAGCTGTAGCTTGCCGCTGTCTGCTTCTGTGGATGTTTTGCTGTTGCTGAATCCGTTATCACCGAGATCAAGCGTCATAGTGCATTTGATGTCAGCACCGGGAAAGTAAAACGCTACAGCACGCTTGTATACTTTGAGATCTTCGAGACTTGAGCCTGCACCTTTGACCGTTGCCTTGAGGCAGTCGGCAAAAGACTTGCCTGACTGCTCTATGGCCTGTTTAAACTCTGCATTCTGCTCGCAGAATTTGCAGATAGTTTTCATCACAGCATTCTTTACCGCTGTTTCATATTTGCCGAGCTTTGCGTCTGTCAGCTCAGCTGTAAGTTTTTCTCTTATATCCATTGACTTTTTCTCCTGCCAGTGTTATACTGGACTTGCATAAATATTTGTTTTGCTCCCTTCGGGGAGCTCTTTTTTTATTCTCTACCGACAACCTCATAGACCACTTTGTGTATGTTTGTCATACTGTAGCACGTTTCGCTTTGCGTATGTCCTTTCCTATGGAAGTGTGTTTCTGTCGCATCGAAAAGGTGTGCATTACAGCTTTCAAACACAAACTCGCACCAGTTGCCGTAATCGCCATACTCGGTGCGGAAGATGTCGCCGGGCTTCATTTCTGCGGCGGTCTTGATAATCGGCTTGTCATATCTAATCATCGTCTTCTTCCTCCTCGTCAATCATCTCAACCTCATCGACAACACCGACAAGAGCATTGACAAGCGCCATTGCCTCATATATTGCATCAAACGTTGCTGTTACCTTATACTTCATTTCTTCTTTCCTCTCTTTCTTCGTATCTCCGCTACCTGCTGTGCCCTGCGGAAATGTACCTTGTCGGCGAGCTTCTGACTGTCCTTTAGTGACCGCCACGCACCATAGCTTAGCCCCGCTCTTGCTGCTTCGTTTGCGTCACGTGCGAGTAGGGCGTTAGGGGCGTTTGCTTTCATTTGCGTCCTCCTCTCATCGTCCTGTACCACTCCCGCATAAGCCATCCCAGCCCGTACCAGACCGCAACAGCGACTATTGCAACGGGGAGCATTTCGCCGCCGATTGCCTTGTATCCTCTCTGGGCATACGCCAGCACCGACATCTGTATGTACATCATCACTGTTGCAGAGGCTGTTATCCAGGCTCTGAGGAGCAGGGACAGTATACAGGCAATTATCTTAGATATTTTCATTTTTACCTCCTTATTAAAGTAACCTTCCTTCGTACCACGCTATAAATCGCAATGGATGAATCTCATACTTGTATTTACCGCCTGCACAATGCCGTGCAATACCAAAATGATAATCACCCGAGCGAAGCATATCATCAACCGTCTGTGTTGATACGTCAAGCAAATCGGCTACTATCTCCTTTGGCACTTTCTTATGCCGGAGAATAGCAGGCTTGTACTTTTCTTCCCATTCTCTTTCAATGTTGGCTTCCATGTTCTCACCTCCTTTGAATAACATAATCGCTGCCATTTGACATTATTTTCATGCCGTGTTATAATTATGATAAACTAAGTTTATTGAAAGGGATATATACTATGATAAAAACAATTTATGCCAATAGCCCATTTAATTCAGGCACAGAGGATTTTGAAATTGAATTTCCAAAAACATGCCCTTATTGTGGTCAGGGTATTCAGCCACTAAATTTGTCCAATTATTACTTATCTGGCATACACGGAAATAATCTGTTCTCTATGTTTTGCTGTCCTGTATGCGAATCTGTTTTTATGGCGTTTTATAAAAGTTTAACGCTTTGGAAGACCGATTCGGCTCTACCAGTGCAGAAACTTTATCCACAAACTCAAATTTCAATTTCATTTTCGGAAAACATAAAAAAACTGTCGCCCGATTTTGTAAATACATATAATCAATCCTATCAAGCCGAACAAGCTGGACTTGATAAAATTTGTGGTATGGGATACCGTAAAGCACTTGAATTTTTAATTAAGGACTATGCAATACACACAAATCCTGGAGAAGACGATGAAATAAAAACCATGCTTCTTGGCAACTGCATAAATACTTATATCGATAACGCAAAAATCAAATCTTTAGCCAAAGGGGCTACATGGATAGGAAACGATGAAACGCATTATCAACGTAGAAATGAAGATTACGGGTTAAATGATATGAAGTCATTTATCGCCGCCGCTGTAGCTTTTATTGATTGCGAATTTGAAGTTGAAAACGCTAATAACCTTATCAATTCAAAAAATCAGCCTTGATCATCTTCAAACAACAGCTTTCCATCAAGTGTCCAGTATTGAGTGACCTCTCTATAGGGGTCACTTTCTGTTCCTGCACCCTTTGTGCTTTTCGTGACTATAAGCTGTTCAATTTTTGCGCTGTCGCAACCTCTCAGTTTTATGTTTTTGTATGCCATATTCTCACCTCCTCCGGTTGTTGCGGTTATCCCATTTTTGGGATATTCAAGACAAAAAAATATTTGCTTTTTCATCGTTATCTGATATTTTAAGCACATTGCATATCTTGTCTATTTCTTCCGTATCAAAATGCGAAACGCCCTGCATACGACTGGACATTGTATTAGGTGTCATTCCGATATTTTCTGCAAGCTGTCTTTGGGTTATTCCGGCTCTCGCAATAGCACCTTTCAGAAGATTTTTGTTTAACATTTTATCACCTCTTTCCGTCCCACTTCTGGGAACGATTTTAGTATAACACAACAACTTTATTTTGTCAACCCATTTTTGGGACAATTTCAAAATATTTTTGTATTTTCTATTGCATTTTTGGGATACTGATGTTATAATGAGTTTAGATGAGGTGATAAAAATGGACGAAAGAGCGGCACGAATAAACGCAGCAATTGAAAAAAGCGGATATAGTTATACCGAACTTTCTAAATTAACTGGTATATCAAAATCGTCATTACAGCGATATGCAACAGGCGAAACAAAAAAGATACCTATAGACTGTATCGAAAAAATTGCAGAAGTCACCGGCACTGATTCAAGGTATTTAATGTGCTGGGAAGAAACCCCCACCCCCGAAATCACCGACAGTCAGCTTAAATTTGCCCTATTCGGCGATGCCGAGATAGATGATGATGTACTCAACGATGTAAAAAGGCTTGCCAAACTCCATGCGGAGATGAGAAAGCAGGAGAAGAACGAGAAGAAATAAAAATGCTCCCACCGATACTGCGAATATCGGCAGGAGCTAACAGTAAGATTTCTCAAACTGTTTCCAAATAATATAATATCATACTTTCGACATAAAGTAAATACGTTTTATAAATTTTGTCATATAGATTTATATTTTGTCACATTATGTCGAAAAGATTGAGGAGGAATTTTACTATGGATTTCATCGATCAGATTAAGCAATTTGCAAAAAGAGTTGAAACTTTAAAGCCTAACCTTCAAACAGAGGAAGCAACCAAAACAGCTCTGATAATGCCTTTCTTTTCCTTCCTTGGCTATGACGTATTTAACCCTGACGAATTTGTGCCTGAGTACACTGCCGATGTAGGTATTAAAAAAGGCGAAAAAGTTGACTACGCTATAATGAATAACGGCGATCCTGTCATATTGATTGAATGTAAATGGATAGGTGAAAATCTTGAAAAGCATGACAGTCAGTTGTTCAGGTACTTTGGCACTTCCAAAGCAAAATTCGCAATTCTTACCAACGGTCAGTTTTATCGTTTTTATACTGATCTTGATGAAACCAACAAAATGGATGAAACTCCTTTCCTTGAAATCAATATTCTTGATATAAAAGAAAATCAGGTTGCGGAATTAAAGAAATTCCACAAATCGCAGTTTGATATTTCAAAGATATTTGATGTTGCTTCGGAGCTTAAATATTCGAATGAATTTAAAACAATACTGGCTAAACAGTTGCAACAGCCGTCGGATGATTTCGTGAAATTGTTCCTTACCGGAATATACGAAGGAAAACTAATGCAATCGGTAATTGAAAAGTTCCGTCCTATACTTAAAAAGGCACTAAACGATTATATCAATGAATTGATGAGCGATAAAATCAAAAGTGCTCTGGATGTAAATATAGCTGATAAACAACCTGAAAATGTACAGGAAGAAACAACCGAAGAAACGAAAGAGAAAATATCGAGAATAGTTACAACTAATGAAGAGCTTGAAGCGTATTTTGTTATTAAAAATCTTCTGAAAGAATACTGCGCAATGGAAGACATAGTGTATAAAGATACTGAAAGCTATTTCAGCATACTTTATCAAGGAAAAACCACAAAATGGATCTGTAGATTTATACTTACAGATAACAAGAAAACCATCATTATTCCGGATGAAAACAAAAAGGAAATCAAACACTCATTGCAAAGTGTATACGAAGCAGAAAAATACATAGATGAATTGAAAGCAGCGCTTAACAGATATATCAAATAAACCCTTCCCCGCCGTAACAAGCGGGGAAAAAATTTAGGAGGTGTTTATTATGAGAGCACGCAAAAAGGGCGACGGAAGTTTCAGAAAACTTAAAACAGGCCAAATAGAATTGACCATAAGTGATGGCTATGATATTTTCGGAAAAAGATTACGTTACCGATTCTACGGCTCTACGGAATCAGAATGCCGTAAGAAGTACAAAGAGTTTATCAAGAGCGGCGGAGAATCAAAGCGAGCAACCGACGACTATTCACTGTCAGAATGGATTCCTGTGTGGCTGGACACATACAAGAAAAACAACATACAGCGAAGCACGTTTGAAGAATATAAGTATCTCTTACAAAAAGTGAGCGATCATAAGATAGGCAAAATGAGTTTGAGTGACATCAAGCCCATCCATATTACCGATTTTTTTGCGAACCTTGATTACAGCCAAAGTATTCGGAAGCGGTTACGCTTTTTGTTGAACGCCTTATTTGAGGACGCAGTAGACAACGATTATTGCACAAAGAATCCCGTTACAAGAGCACAGATAGCCAAGAAGAAAGCAGGGCAGAAGCAAAGTTACACAGAGGAAGATGCAATCGAAATCTTAAATTTTGCAAAAAACGACGATACTTTCGGGCTTCCGATAATCATTCTTTTGTCAACAGGAATACGCTCCGGTGAGCTGAGAGCTCTATCACCGGGAAAGTTTGATTTTAAACGTTGTTGTGTACTTATCGACAGTGCTGTTAAGCGTGATGGAACGATAGGCCCACCAAAGAACGGCAAGGAACGAATAGTACCTATCAATAAGAGTGTAATGACTTTTATTGAAGAAAAAATCAACAGAGCTCAGAAGTATGTTATCGCTGATTACATTGTCACAGAATCAAGTCTGCGAAGCAGATATATGTGGTTCTTTGATCGTCTTAATAAGCAACTTGCGACTGACGGAAAGCAGCCTATAGAAGTTTTACCGCCGCATTCAACACGACACACATATAGCACGCTGATGCAGGCACGAGGAATGCCGACTGCCGTTGTATCGAAAATTCTCGGTCATCAGTCTTTAGAAGTAACCGGCGGTTACACACACATGGACGATTATAAGATACTGTCTGAAGCAGTTGACAAATACACAATGGCGTAA